AATGGTAAGTTTTTACGTGCTAACAATGGTGCAGACCCTACATTTGAAACAGTTGATACAGACTTAGTGTCTGACACATCACCTCAGCTAGGCGGTGACTTAGATACTAATAGTCATGAAATACTTTTAGATACTGACCATAAAATTAAATTTGGTGATAATAGTGAACTTACTATTGAGCATCAAAGTAATGGAAATTCTCTTATAAAAGAAACAGGATCTGGAAGTCTTATATTTAATGCAAGTAATTGGGCAGTACAAAACGCTGCTGGAAATGCAAATAAAATATCAGCTACTACTGCTGGCTCAGTAGAGCTATACCATAATGGAACTAAAAAGTTTGAGACTGCGTCTTATGGAACAGCAACTCAAGGTGACATTTATCTTACTGGAAATCTTTTAGCAACAACTGATACTGGAAAAGTCATACTTGGCGGTGGTAATGACCTACTAATTTATCACGGTGGAACCAACAGCCAGATTGACAATAATACTGGAGATTTAAATATAAGGTCGAACGTTCTTAGATTTAGAGATATGAACAACGAGCAGTATTTAGCTGCAAGTTCAAATGCTGGAGTAGAACTATACTATAACAACGCTAAAAAGTTTGAAACTACTTCTCACGGTGTCCTTTTTGATGGTACTGGTGGAGATACTTATTGGTACGATGGTTCTGGCAGTAATCCCTTAAAATGGTTATATACTGATAACGTAAAAACTTGTTTTGGAACTGGATCAGACTTAGAGATATTTCACGATGGATCAAACAGTTATATTAAAACCACAAATACAAACACTAACCTTATTTTAGAAGGAGCTCATGGTGTTGATATAAAACATGGTGGCGAAGAAATGGCTAAGTTTAGACCAGATTCGTCAGTAGAGCTATATCATGACAACACTAAAAGGTTTGAGACTACAGGTAGTGGTGCTGCTGTTTTTGGATACTTACAAATACATAGTTTACCAGCGGTTTCATATAGTGACGGTAGAGCAATCTCTCTTTCAAATGCTGATTTAACTACCAGTAATTTTTATAATCATACTAATTTTGCAAGTGACAGTAGTATACTAGATAGTAACGGACATTTTGTTGCTCCTATTCATGGCGTATACCGACTTTATGTAAGAATTACTACTGATAATAGTGGTGGTAATAGAGCTAATATTAGATTAAGAAAAAATGGTAATGCAATTAACGAAGCGTATGCTGTAAACACATCAGGTAAATACCAGTCTGTAAGTTCTGAAATAATTGCAGAATTAAATCAAGGTGAATATATGGATGTACAGGTAGCACAATTACATACAATGTCTGGAACACAGCATAAGGTAGTTAACTTTCATATGTTAGGATAAATGACATTAACACAAATAAATAAAGCTGGTCTAGATGAGATAGCTCTGGATCATGTCTTTACAATAGGTGCTAGCGGTAATAGTGCCTACACATTTCAAGGAGAAGGGTTGAATGGCACTGTCAACAACCCTACCCTTTACCTTACAAGAGGTAAAACGTATAGATTTGAAAATGGCTCAGGTGGTCATCCTATACGTATACAAAGGACATCTGGAGCAAGCGGTACTGCATACAACGCTGGCGTAACTAATAATGCTGGTAGTGGTACAGTTATTGTAGAAGTACAACACGATGCTCCTGATGTTTTGTACTACCAGTGTACAAGTCATGCTGCGATGAACGGTATACTATATATTACTGGTGCACTATCAGACGGTGGTGTGACTACAGCTAAAATTGCAGACCTTAATGTAACAACAAGCAAGATAGCTCATGATGCAATAAATTCTAATAAGCTAGCAGATAATGCAGTTGTAACAGCTGCAATAGCTGATAATGCTGTTACCACAGCTAAAATAAATGGTGGTGCAGTTACTACAGCTAGGTTAGCGAATAGTGCAGTTACAGCAGATAAGATAGCTGGTGGTGCAGTTGGTACAGCTAGAATTGCAGATGGTGCAGTTACTGGTGCTAAGATAGCTTCTAGTGCTATTACAAATACAAAAATTTCTCCTAATGGAATTGCAAGTTCAGATAAAATAGCTGACGGCATAATTACTACAGCTAAGATTGCAGCTAATGCAGTTACTAATGCTAAAATAGTAGATGATGCAATTACTACAGGTAAACTTGCAGACAATGCAGTTACAAACGCTAAGGTACAAGATACTGCAATTACTACAGGTAAACTTGCAGACAATGCTGTTACAACAGCCAAAATTCAAGACCAAGCTATAACAAGTCTTAAAATTGCTAACGGAAGTATTGCTACGATAGACATAGCAGATGGTGCTGTTGTTGGAGCAAAAATTGCTGATGGTGCTATTGTTAATTCAAAAATACCTGATGATGCTATAAACGCTGCCAAGATAGGTGCAGGTGCGTGTGGTACTGAACAATTAGCAAATGGTGCAGTTACAGCAGCAAAGCTTGCATCAGGTGTTGGTGGTAAAGTATTGCAAGTTAAATCAACAATTAAACGAGATCAATTTACTGCTGTTTCTAACGGTTCGGAACGTACAATTTCAAACTTTAGTGTAAGCATAACACCAAGTAGTACTTCAAATAAAATTATAGTTGTACTTACTCTTAACTATGGTGCTCAGAGTACTACATATAAAGCTCGTATCTATAGAAATAGTAATTTAATTTCTTCAAATGGTACTACTTCTGGAAACAGGCAAACTGCTATTATGGGTTTAGGGTATACTCACGATGCTAACCAAGTAGATTGTGCAACTGCATTTATGATTGATGATCCACAAAGCACAAGTTCTAATACTTATTCAGTTAGAGTTATCAACGATAATAATCAAACACTCTATGTAAATAGGTCTCAAAATGATCACAATAGTTCTGTTGGAGGTAGATTTGGCTCTACTTTAACAGTTATAGAAGTGGCCGACTTATCAGCAAACTTTACAGGTTAATTATTATGGATTTTGAAGCAATTTACAAAGCGTACGCTGGAGTAGTTATGGTTATTGACGAAACAGAAGGTGCATTTGATGGAGAAAATAAACCAGTAATTTTAGATCAAGCTAAAATTGATGCCGCAAGAGTTGAACTTGATAAATTAAAGTATCAAAAAGAAAGAGCAGATGCTTACCCTTCAATTAAAGATCAACTAGATATGCTGTATTGGGACAAAAAAAACGGTACAACAACTTGGGTTGAAGCAATCGACAAAGTAAAGTCTGATTATCCAAAACCATAGTGGAGCTACCCACAATAGTATTGCCAAATGCAATACCACTTAAAACAATATCTATACCACTACCTACTGCTGACGTTCCTAGTTATGTACCTTTGGTAGTGCCCCCTAGCGATCTTAAAGAGCCAGAGGGTACAGAACCAGAGGCTACAGAAGAAGCACCTACTGGCATAAGGCAAGTTGACATACCGTTTACGGACTTCAAAATGCCTTTACCAGAAAACGAAATACTTATAACGGCTTCTACTACAGCAGT